CGCGCAAGACGATGCCATTTACGTTTTGGAAAATCGACGCCCGGCTTAGGACATCCCCGCCCACGCTGGCCGAGAAGAACCGCTGGGCCGCCCCCCCTCCCACAACCGAATCGAACTTGCCGACGAGCAGCATCGTGAGCCCCGGCACGTTGCGTGCGAGATTCAGCGTGGCCGCGTTGCCCTCCAAATACTGCGTGCCGTCGAAGTCCAGCACCCTTAGCCCGTTGTAAGTGCGGCTCGCGCCGCTGGGCTGGCTGGCAGCGGTTGCCTGCGTGAAATGCCGCCCGCGGCCGGAGAGGTCGCGCCACTCGCTCACGCCGTCGCCGTTAAACGTCAGCGACGACCGCACCGACGCGTCGAGCCACAACCCGAGGCCGCGGATGCGGCGCGGCAGCGAAGACCGCGACACCGGACGCATGGTTCTGATTGCGAGCGTCATGCGTCACCGGAGTCGGAGAAGATGGCGTGGAACTCGGCGGCCGACAGCTCCTCGACGTGACCGGCGGCGAGCAGATCGGGCAGCAGCTGGCCCGGCAGGACGTAGTCGCAGTAGGCGGCCGACACCGCCAGATACACCCGCCCCTGCTCGTCGGTGGGCAGCCGATCCACCGGCGGCAGCGTGCGGTCGGTGAGCGTCTCGGGCCGCGGGTAGCCGTAGGCCTGGTCGAGCTGCTCGCCGATCGACGCATAGACGGCGGGAGTCGAGCGGAAGTATCGCGGGGCGGATTTCATACGACTCGCCAGACTCCCGACGTGCTGTCATAAAACAGCAGGGCCGACCCGCCGTTCACCGACAGCTCGTAGTCGCCCTGCCACGGTACGGCGAACTGGGCGTTTGCCAGAGGGCCGGTGGCGTGCTGGAGCAGGATCGGGGCCGTGGCCCCGACGTTGACCACGACCACGGCGGTGCCGTCGGGGGCCGTGGCCCCGAGACCCTGCACGTTCACGCCCGTCGTGCCGGTCACCGCCAGGCGGTGAATGTCGGCGGCCGAGAGGTCGAGGCCGGTCACGGTGCTGCCGGCCTCAAACGCCGTGGGCGTGGCGACCGTGTTCTGGCCGATCGGCCCCGTGGGCCCCGTCACGCTCGGGCCCGTGGCGCCCTGCGCGCCCGTCGCGCCCGCCGGGCCGGTGACATTCGAGGCGGCGCCCGTAGGACCGGTGGCTCCGTCAACACCGATCGTGCCCGCCGGGCCCGTCACGCCCGCCCCCGTGGGCCCGGTGATCCTGAGATCGATGCCCGTGGACCATCCGCCCACCGTCTTGGGGCCGTACAGGATCCCCTCGGGCTTCTGCAGGAACAGATCGTTGAGGTTGCCGATGCCGCCGGTCGGGGCCTCGTTGCCCACGAGCACCGGTGAAGCGCCGCCAGTCGGCAGGACGTAAAACGGCATGGCTACCTCAAGACGTTTGACCGACCTTCAGCCACGATCCCGCCGAGCGGATGTAGAACTCGCCCGTGTCCGGGTTGAACCACGTCGCCCCGGTCGAGCCCGACGCCGGGGCCGACGAGGCCTCGTAGTGCTCGCCCACGCCGGCCGGGCCCGTCGGGCCGGTCACGGCGCAAAACGTCTGCACCGCGTTCATCGTGGCCCGCTTGGTCGCCCCGCCGCTCACGACCGCGATCAGGTCGGGGCCGGTCACGCTCGCGGCCAGGGGCAACGCCGAGATCTTCTTGTTCGCCATCAGAGCACCAGGGGTTGAGCGGTTTCGGTGACGAGCTGGTCACCCGCCTCGGTCAGGAGCAGTTCGACGCCGTCGTCGGTCTGCTTGGTATGCACCCGCACGATCGAGCGGAACGCATCGCCGTAGCGGAACACGGGCACGCCCCGCGGGGCCGAGACCTCGTAGACCAGCTCGAGGTCGCCGGACGTCTCAACGATCAGGTCACCCCGCTTGGGCTCCCCGAACGGCAGGCTCGCGGTCGGGATCAGGAAGTCGCGCGACTCCCAGTTCTCGATCACGCCCTCCTGGCCCTGGGCCTCGAAGTCGCTTCTCCCGATGGTGGCGCTGATCTCGGCCTCGTCGCCGCCCCGCCGGTAGGTGACCGTGGCGGCGGCCGCAGCGTTGAGCTGGGCCGTGAGCCAGGCGGCACCGGCGGCGAGCATGTCGGGCATCGGATCCTCCACACCCGGCAAGCCCCCGGCGGCGCGCGGTAGCGATGGCGCGCCGTCCGGGGGTTGCGGGTAGGTTCACGGGCTGTCGGACTACCGCTCGAGGTAGACGTCGACCGAGGTGGTCTGGGCGGCCGCAGCCGAAACCGCGTAGCCCATCGCCGTGCCGGTCGCGTGGCTCACGGCCACCACGCCCGACGCGGCGTACCAGTAGACGCGCTGCCCGGCCGTCACGGCACCCTCGGTGCCGGTCGCCAGCTTGGGCACGCTCCACACGCCCTGGATCGCCACCGTGCCGACCGCACCGTTCGCGATCGGCCGCGGGGCCACGCCCACCAGCGAGCCGATCACGACCACGTCGCCGGCCGCGATGGCCCCCGACGCGGTGTGCTCGATCAGCCCGCCCTTCTGCTCATAAGCCATTGGATCACCTGCTTTCTGTCGTTGGAGAGGTTGGAGGTCAGATGCCCGGCGGGCTGGGAAGCCCCGGCCCGCCGGGCCACATGGATCACGACACGTCGCCCTTCACGCTGGCGAGGTACTCGGCCTTGGCCACGCCAAAGTCGAAGTAGCCACGCATCTGAACGCCCAGCGTGTTGAAGTCGGCCTCGGCCGTCTCCACGATCGGGCTCTGCACGCCGTTCAAGAACGCCACCTCCATCGCCGGCAGGTCGGCCGGGCTGGCGACGAGGTAGTAGTCCTCCGCGCTGGTCAGGTAGGTCGTGGGGACCACCTGATACCGGCCGGCGAGGACGTTCACGTTGGGCCGCGCCGCCTCGTTGGCACCCTGGCCGATGAGGAGGTTGGTGCCCATGATCTCGGCCGCCGCCAGCTCGATGTCGGCCGGCACCAGGAGGATCCTCGGCTCGACCGCCACCGGGTTGCCGTCGGGATCCTTCAGCTTCCTGAACAGCGTCGTCAGGTTCTTCAGGTTCGCCAGGCTGAGCGCCCCGGCCGTGGTCTTGATGTTGCCACGGGCCGAGGTGTACCAGGTGTTGTGGTTCGCCTGGAACTCCGTCCAGAAGACGTCGTTGAGGCTGAGAGCACCGCCCCGGCCGATCCGCTGCGGGACCGCGGTCAGGGCACCGAGGTCGTCGTTGATCAGGTCCGTCCGGGTCACGCTGGTCATGATGCCGTAGGTCTCGGCCGAGATCGTCCGGCTCTCGTCGGAGGCCGCGGCGTTCTTCAGCTCGCCACCGTTGGGCACCTTCTTGAACTTGAAGCCGCCGTTGAGCCGGTAGCTCGTCAGCGTCTTGAAGTCGTTCACGCTCCGGGTCGCCGAGATGCTCCGCCAGGCCTGTTCGACCGAGTCGAAACCGGCCAGGAGGAACTTGTTCACCGTCGCCGACAGGATCCCGGCGATCGAGTGGGTCGCCCACGCGGCGGCGAGGATCGGCCGCAGCGTCGACGAGTTGATCCGCGGGCTGCCGTCGTAGCCGTTGGCCACGGCGGCCTGCACCAGCACCGTCTCGAGGCTGATGTCGCGGCGGGCCTTGTCGGCCGCCTCGAGCACCTCGGGCCGGTACTTCTTCTCGACGCCGGGCAGGTTGCCCTGCAGGGCGAACGAGGCCTCGATCACCTCGGCGGTCGGGGCCACCGGCGTCACGACGTGCCCGGCCGGAGCCACGGGCCGCTCGTCACGGGTCGACTGCAGCTTCTCCATCTTGTCGAGCCTTTCGGAAACTGCCGTCAGCTTGGCCAGCAGCTCGCTGGTGTCGGCCGAAACGGCGGGGGTGGGGACGGGCTCCACGGCGACCTCCGCCGTGGCCGCCACGACCAAGGTCTCGATGACCTCGTCCGTGGGCTTGGTGGTGGCGTCAGCCGCCATGGTGTTCTCCTCTGCCGCGTCTGCGGCGATGGAAACGGCCGTGCTGCGATCGGCCCCCAAGGTGACGAAAGAGGTCTCCCGCAGCGTGGAGGCCCGAACGATGCGGACAGGACCGGTGACGGTCTGCCCGTTGACGGAGGTAGCCTGGTCTTCGCCGAATCGCAGGTGGCGGCCGACGTCGGCCCCGACGCTGGCCTGCCACTGGTAGCCGGCGGCCGCGAGGGCGAGCACCTGGCGGGCGTTGTCGTTGTCGGCGAGGATCTCGCCCTCCACGATCAGCTGCCCGCCCTGCACGCTCGGCGTGCCCTGGCCGAGGATCGACCCGATGGCGTAGTCGTGGCCGACCACGATCGGCACGGTCTGCGGCAGCGTCATGCCGGCCATGTCGATGATCACGGGCTCCCGGCTCCAGCCCTGCCGGATCGGGGCACCGGTGTAGGCGACGATACGGAACCGCTTCGGGCCGGCCGCGGCCTCGCCGTCGGCAGCCTGCAGAAACTCCACGCCGCCCG